TATACTCCAATGTATACTTAATGTAACGAATATGAACCGTCATGTAGAAGATAACTTAAATATCTCTTGACTTTTAATAGAAAGTATGCTACCCTCTATTCCTACTATATAGGACTGAACAGAACTACAGAGAAAACTGTGTACTGATAACCATTATCCTTATATTCAACACTCCTCTCTGCAACAGTTCAGAGTCTATATAGAGACAGAGAATACAAAGAGTGTTAATTATATGAATGTTGATAGTACGAAGGTTGTTAAAAAAGGTCGTCCTACAAAAGCGTCCATTGCTGCTAAAAAGAAAGGTAATCGAAATGCTGTTGGAAGGCCTAAAGGGGATGCAGCAAGGATCAATGAACTTAAAGCAAGATTGTTGGCTACAAGCGGTGATAAGGTTATCAATAAGGTTATTGAAATTGCTTTAGAAGATGGCCACCCAGTTCAATCAGCAGCGTTAAAGATGTGCATGGATAGGGTTCTGCCTATTTCTTATTTTGATAAAAAGAATGATGCTGGTGGACGCAATGCAGTGAGCATTACCATCACAGGTGTTGGAGGCAATGTGACTACGAGTGACGTTGTTGAAGGAGAGTATGAAGAGTATAGCGAGAGTAGTGAGTGACCTCTTTAAATGTAGAACTACTACCTTGGCAGCAGGATGTATACGAAGATCCTACTCGATTTAAAGTAGTAGCTGCTGGAAGACGTTGTGGTAAGAGTAGGCTGGCAGCATGGCTATTGATCATTAACGCACTGTCTTCTGGTAAAGGCAATGTGTTTTATGTTGCCCCTACTCAGGGTCAGGCTCGTGACATCATGTGGGATACTCTAATGGAGTTGGCCCATCCTGTTGTACAGAGTAGTCACATAAACAACCTAGCCATCAAGCTAATCAATGGGGCAACGATAAACCTAAAAGGTGCTGACAGACCAGAGACTATGCGTGGCATTAGTTTGAAGTTTCTGGTAATGGATGAGTATGCTGACATGAAGCCCGAAGTATGGGAACAGATACTACGACCAGCACTAGCTGACCAGAAGGGACATGCGTTATTCATAGGGACTCCTATGGGACGTAACCACTTCTATGATTTGTTCCGTCATGGTGAGAGTGATGATCCATCATTCCAGAGTTGGCACTTTACAAGTTATGATAATCCTAAACTAGATCCAGAAGAGATTGAGTCTGCTAAGTTAAGTATGTCATCCTTTGCATTCCGTCAAGAGTTTATGGCTTCTTTTGAGGCTGGTGGTGGTGCAATATTTAAAGAGGAATGGATACAGTTTGATACTGATGAGCCAGTGGATGGTGAGTATTATATATCTGTTGACCTCGCTGGTTTTGCTGACATAGCACATGCAACGAACTCTAAGCAAAAGAAACTAGACACAACTTCTATTTCTGTTGTTAAGTGTGGCCCCGATGGTTGGTGGGTTGATGAAATTATTTATGGACGATGGGACGTTAAGAAGACAGCAGAGAAGATCTTTCAAGCTGTTGCATACTACGAGCCAATCTCTGTAGGTATTGAGAAAGGCGCACTAAAGAATGCAGTGTACCCTTATTTAACCGACCTGATGAAACAAGAGCAGACCTTCTTTCGTGTTGAAGAGTTAACTCACGGAAACAAGAAGAAGACTGATCGAATTGTCTGGGCCTTACAAGGTAGATTTGAACATGGAAACATTACACTCAATGAGGGAGATTGGAACACAGAGTTCCTTGACCAATTATTTCAGTTCCCTAATCATTTGGTGCATGATGATTTAATAGATTCTTTAGCGTACATAGATCAGCTTGCACAGGTAAGTTATGTCTATGAATATGAAGAAGATGATTACGAATATATGGATGCTATAGCAGGATATTAAACTATGATAGAAGAAAATAATTTATTGATGCAGGAATCGGCTGAAGGTTGGATCATGGAGAAGTGTGAAAGCTGGCGTGATCACTTTGAATCCAACTATCAGGATAAGTTTGACGAGTACTATCGTCTATGGCGTGGTGTCTGGTCAGGTGAAGACTCCTTGCGGCAGAGTGAACGCTCACGCCTAATCAATCCTGCATTACAACAGGCTGTTGAGAGTTCTGTTTCTGAGGTTGAGGAAGCTACGTTTGGGCGTGGTCAGTTCTTTGACATACATGATGACATGAATGATCCAGAGCGAGTAGACATTGATTATCTAAAGAAGAAATTAACTGAAGAGTTTGCGTTAAACAGGACTCGTCAACATATTTCTGAATGTATTATTAACAGTGCTATCTTTGGTACAGGCATTGGAGAGATTGTACTCCATGAGTCTAAAAGGCGTAAGCCTAGTATCCAATCAGCACTGGATGGAAGCACTATGACTGTAGGCGTACAGGAGAACTCAGAAGTAACTTGTTCTCTACGTCCTATTATGCCACAGAACTTCCTCATTGATCCTACTGCAACCTCTATTGAAGAGGCATTAGGTGTAGCTATAGATGAATTTGTCCCTATGCACCAAGTAGAGGCACTAATTGAACAGGGAATTTACAAAGATGTTGACATTACAGGAGCGAGTACTCTTTCATATCTTGAAGCAGATCAAGAAATTAACGCATATGATGAAGATAAAGTACGCCTTACTAAATATTATGGTTTGTTACCACGTAATTTGTTGGAGGATTATCTTGAAGACGAAGATGAAGAGATTATTTCTCTATCTGGAGAAACGCCAGAGGAAGAGCACTACGTTGAGGTAGTTGCTGTTATAGCTAATGGCGAACACATACTAAAACTAGAAGAAAATCCTTACATGATGCAGGATCGTCCTGTTGTTGCTTTCCCTTGGGACGTTGTACCTAGTCGTTTCTGGGGACGAGGTGTTTGCGAGAAGGGTTACAACAGCCAGAAAGCCTTAGACACAGAGCTTCGCGCACGTATTGATGCTCTAGCCTTAACTGTCCACCCAATGATGGCTATAGACGCTTCTAGGCTGCCTCGTGGGGCTAAATTAGAAGTGAGGCCAGGAAAATCTATTCTTGTTAATGGTAATCCTAACGATATTCTGAAGCCTATGAACTTTGGTAGCGTTGATCAGATTACTTTCTCTCAAGCTACACAGCTACAGCAGATGGTACAACAAGCTACAGGTGCTATTGATAGTGCTGGCTTTGCAGGTTCTATTAATGGTGAGACTAGCCCTACTGCTGTGTCAATGGGACTAGGTGCTATCATTAAACGACAGAAGCGTACCTTGATTAACTTCCAAGAGTGTTTCTTAATTCCATTTATTCAGAAAGCTGCGTGGCGGTACATGCAGTATAACCCTGATCAGTATCCAGTAGGTGATTATAAGTTTATTCCTTCTAGCTCCTTGGGTATTATTGCTCGTGAGTATGAAGTGTCCCAGTTAGTTCAGTTGCTACAGACAATGCCAGCAGATTCTCCTATGTACCCAGAGATCATACAGTCTGTCGTAGACAATATGAACCTATCTAATCGTGAAACTTTAATAGCTAAACTCAAGGAGGCCGCAGTACCAGATCCAGTGGCTCAAGCTGCTGCTGAAATGGATAATCAACAGAAGCAAGCATACATCGCTGTACTTCAAGGTCAGGCACAGGAATCCGCAGCACGAGCGTCCAAAATATCTACCGAGACTGAACTCTTGCCCATAGCTGCCGAGACTGACCGCCTTAAAGTACTGTCCACTAACCTTCAAGATGGTGATCAGGACGAGAAAGAGTTCGCTCAACGTGCAAAACTAGCAGAGTTAGTATTAAAAGAACGAGAGATAGTCAGTAAAGAAACTATCGTTAATAAACAAATGAACTTAAATAACTAGAAATAGTTCTTGACTTTACGGGAGATCTGTGATAGACTCCCTTTACTTTATAACTGCGTCCTAACATGGGAGAAACGCAATGTCAACAACACAAGACCCTGAGTTACAAAAGTACTACGAAAGTTTACAAGATACTTTTATGACAGAGGGATGGAAGTTCTTACTAGAAGATTTCACTGGGGCTGAAGAGTCCATTAGAGATATTGTTCTTTGTAAGGATGATAAAGATTTGTACTACAAAAAGGGTCAGCTAGATATTATAGGCAGACTCCTTGGATTTGAAACTAGCATCAAGAAATCATACGAGGATTTCCTTAATGATTCGAGTGTTTGATTTTGAATGTAGTACATGTGGGTACATAGACGAACTATTTGTGAAGTCCGATAAAAGGATAACTCACTGTTCACAATGTAGCCAAGAGTCGCATAGGCTTATTGCTGCACCTATAAGTAAGTTAGATCCCCACTCAGGAGACTTTGCAGGGGCTACAATCAAATGGGCAAAGCAACGCCAAAAGCAAATTGCGATTGAACGTAAACGTGAATCTTCATAAGAAGTAACTTCACATAATATTTCCACAATACTGTTATAGTACGGAGCACACATGGCAAACTTTTTAAGTGACGAACTTGAACCTCAACTAGAAGATGGAGAGATGTTCTCCCAAGTTGGTGAAGAAGAGGAATCCTCCCCTGTAGATCAGGGTAATCAGGAAGAAGAAATCCCTCAGAAGTACCAAGGTAAATCTACTGCTGAATTGATTAGGATGCACCAAGAGGCCGAAAGGTTGTCTGGTCGCCAAGGCAATGAAGTGGGTGAGTTGAGAAAGCTAGTGGATGATTACGTAGTTAATCAAACAGTCACTAAGACCAAAGAAGAAGTCCTACCAGTAACTGAAGATGATTGGATTGAAAACCCAAAAGATGCTGGTGAGAGAACAATTAACAACCATCCCTCAATCAAGAAAGCTGAAGAAGCCTCTATTAGATTTAGTCAGATGGAAGTTATGAACAAGATCTCTGTTGCTCATCCTGATTTTCAGGAGATAGTAGCAGACCAGACGTTCATGGATTGGGTAGGTAAATCACAAGCGCGTGTTAAGAAATTAAAACAAGCTGATCAATTTGACTTTGACGCTGCTGACGATCTATTCACAACATGGAAAGAACGCCTAGAACTAATAGGCCAAGCCAAAGCTGGTACTGATATAGAGCGTAAGAACTCTTTGAAGTCAGGCTCTAATGGTGGGGCGCGTGGTTCGGGTGAAGGATCTAAAAAGAAATTCTTTAAGCGGTCTGAACTTTTACATATGATGCAACATGAACCTGACCGATACTTAGCTAACAGTGATGCAATAACGCAAGCTTACGCTGAAGGAAGGGTACGATAACTTTTATTAAGGAATTATTATAATGACTACTTCAGTATATCCCGCCCAAGGCGGTACAACCGATAACACAACTGCTGCTAATTTTATTCCAGAATTATGGAGTGATGAAATCATCGCTGCCTATAAGAAGAATTTAATTATTGCAAACCTAGTAACTAAGATGCCAATGTCAGGTAAGAAGGGCGATACGTTGTATATCCCAACTCCTACTCGTGGTGCTGCAGCTGCTAAAGCTGCTAACACTGCGGTTACGATTCAGAATGAAACGGCTGGCAAAGTAACTATTACTATTAACAAGCACTTTGAATACTCTCGTATGATCGAGGACATTACTGACATTCAAGCATTAGCTTCTATGCGTAAGTTCTATACCGATGATGCTGGTTATGCTCTAAGTAAGAAGGTTGAAGATGATCTATTCTTGCTAGGCCAGTCTACTCAAGGTGGTAACGGATCTAACTGGGCTAAGGCCGTAGAGATCACAACCGCTACTGGTGCTTTGACTGACTACACTGGTACTGCACAAGCTTTCACTGATGCTGGTTTCCGTAACCTAATTCAATTGTTAGATGATGCTGATGTACCAATGGACGGACGCTCAATCATACTTCCTCCTGCTGCTCGTAATACTATTATGGGTATTGATCGTTACACTTCTTCTGATTTCGTAGGTGGTAACACTGTCGTTAATGGTAAGATTGGTAACTTGTATGGTGTGGATGTTTACATTAGTAACAACTGCCCTGCTGACGGAGCGAATAAGATTGGTATGCTTTTACACAAAGATGCTTTTGTGTATGCAGAGCAGATGGCTGTTCGTTCACAGACTCAGTACAAGCAAGAGTGGTTGGCTGATCTATTTACCAGTGACTGCATCTATGGCGCTGCTACTTTACGTGGCACTTCTGCTGTAGCCGTTGCGCTTCCTGCGTAATAACATGGCTTCTTAGCCAGCACTTAGGGACTACTTAGTATAATCTAGGTAGTCCCTTTCTTTTATTAAAGGGAAGATCATGGCAACACTTAAAGAATTAAATTCACAACTTGCATCAGCACAGAAAAAACATGGCAATAAGTCACAAGCTGCTGGTCGTATTCAATACAAAATTAATCAACTCAATAAAGATTCTAAAGGCACTGCTGTTAAAACTAAAGACGGCAAGGCTGTAAAAAGTAAGACAGGTGTAGTTCGACTGAATGATGCATCTAAGAAAGTACGTACTATTACTAAGCGTAAGACTCCATTAACAGGTAGCCCTAGTGCTGGCACTGGTACTGTTAAGAAAGTAGTTAAATCTAAAAATTATAGTAGTGCAGGATATGATCGTCCTGTATCAACCTTAGCTAAAAAAGTTACTCCTAAGAAAGTAGTTAAGAAAGTAGTTGATAACTCAGGCAGCAAGACTATGCCAGTTACTCCTAAGAAAGTAGTTAAGAAAGTTACTCCTAAGAAAGTAGTTAAGAAAGTTACTCCTACGAAAGTTACTCCTAAGAAAACTTTTAATCCTACTAATCCAAAAGTACTTGAGAATCTTTCAGTAGTAGCTAAAAAGCAAGCAGATCAGAAAAAGATCCAAGCCGCTAATCTTGCTGCTAGTACTCCAGATAAAATTGCTGAACAACAGGCTGCTAATCGTAAAGCAAATGCTAATCGTATTGCTGAACTTCAGGGAAAAGGCAAATTTAAGAAAGCTTCTAAAGTAACACAAGAAGAAAAATCAGATGTCTACTCAAAAGAGAAGCCCTCGTTTTTGTCTGGCATTATTGATAAAATGAAAACTACTCAGGCTACTCGTAAAAGATTAGCTTCTGCTAAGAAAGCTGCTGACAAGAAAGCTGCTGTCAGGAAAGAAGCATATGATAAACGTATGGCAGTGAAAGCTAAACGAGAAAAAGATGCTAAAGATGCTAAGGCAAAAGCAAAGCAAATAGCTGACAAGAAATCTCTGTATGAAAAAAGATTAGCCGATAAGAAAAAAGCCGATAAGAAAAAAGCAGATAAGAAAGCAGCAGACAAGAAAGCTGCTGATAAGAAACTTGCTGATAAGAAACTTGCTGCTGAGACTTATTGGAATAATACTCAGGGTAAGGTTAGGACTAGGCAAGCAGCAAGAAACAAGAAACTTAAAGAAAGCAAATAAGGATAGACTATGAGCTTATACAGAGGAAGCGGTGGTGCTGGTGA